CATAAAAGATGCCGCCTTAGTCAAGGTTACATCAGTTTCTTCAACAAAGGTTAACAGCACTATAAACCCCGGAGATTTAACAGAGATTACTCCTACGTCAGCTGTATTGGCGGCAGTGGGGTTCGTAGTTGATTCTCTTGGGGTTTATAGATGCCCGTTTGCGGATTACATAACAATAGCGGCAGATCTAAAAACATTGGATATTAATGGTCATATAGAGCTTCCTTTACCTAAACTACATAGGATAATGAATATCACCAAGGGAATGACCGAACAGGATTATCCTGTAGACGAAGAGGCCTTGAAAGATGCCGTGCTTGGACTTGATTTGGCCTCTCCAGTTGTAACACTTTCAGCCAAGACTTCTACTACATTCTCCGTCGGTTGGGCTACAATAACCAATGCGGTGGGCTATCAGGTTTCTATAGATGATGGGGCTACCTATGGTGAGACTCAGGTGGGATTAACTTTCACCAAATCAGATGCAACAGCAAGCACGGAATATAAAGTAAAAGTTATAGCAATTGCTGATAGTAGATCTGCATATAGAGACTCTTATCCTTCAACATTGCTTTCAGTAACAACCCTCACACCGCTTGATAGTCCAGTACCGGTACAGGACAGCGTAACGGCTACCACATTTGCGGTCAGTTGGCCAGCAATAACAAATGCATCTGGATATAAGGTTTCTATAGACAATGGGGTAACCTATGGTGATACTCAGGTAGGTCTTACTTTCTCTAAGGAGGATGCTACTCCTTCAACTGAATACATTATCAAGGTAAAAGCCATTGGAGCTGGTATATATGAGGATTCTCCTGCTTCTACTGCGCTTACAGTAACTACACCGGCGGAATAAATAACGAGATATCAGAATAACCCGAAGTAAAAAATATTTTGGGTTATTCTTTTTTTTGTTATATTTGCGAAAAATTAAATATATGGAAGCCTATAATATTGAGCCATTAAAAATAGGACAGGATATCGTATATAAGTCTAAAAATGATTTAGGACAAATTATTTCAATGACATTTGAATATGAGGGATATAGTAGCTTGATATATTGGAATGTCGTACTATGGATTGGTAAAAATTATAAAGGATATGAATATAAAAATCAGACTGGAAGGGATGGCTTAAAATCACTTCTATGGGCTAAGAAGTGTCTGATTGATTTTATGGATAAAATAGAAATAGATGGGAGAACACAACATATCTTAATCGGATGGGACACCACGAGTCGCAAAAAGGCATATTATAGAGGGTTATATGATTTGGGCTTTAGATTTGCCAGAATAGAAAGAGGTATATGGTTACATAAAACGATAATAAAATGAGAGAAATAGACGAACTAAAAGACGATACTCAGGGTTCTCCGAATGGGGACAACGAGGGTTAAAAATTTGCGAGGTGGCGGAATTGGTAGACGCTAGAAAAACTGTAATGGAGTAAGACGGAACTCCACGTTAAAAATAAAACGCTACAGAGCAGAAGTGCTGACGCGCGCAGGTTCGAATCCTGCCCTCGCAACAAAACAATAGTATCGGTATGTGGTTAAAGCGTTTTTCTGGCCAGTAGGCAATGTTCTACGAATGTGAGTGCCTAAATCTTACCAACCACGCTATGGGCAAGACGCGCCAATACTATTTTTATAAAAGTTTCTATTATGACTTACACCATTTTTTTCGAATTCTTCGGGCACAAGATGAAGACATCCGTACAGGCCAACAACGTACAGGAAGCAAAACAGAAGGTGCGCGATAGGATTACCTTTATTAGTATTCAGGAGCAAGACGACACATTGGAAAGGTTAAAGGATATGTTTGGATTTAACTGATGGAAAAACTACACATCAATAGGGAGCATAAGATTTTCTTTACGTCCGATCCACACATAGGACATTATAATATCATAGGATTTACCGGAAGGCCATATAATGATGTTAAGGAGATGAATATGGCTATCATAAAAAACTGGAACGAAGTTGTTTCGGAACAGGATGATGTATTTATATTGGGAGATGTGATATGGTCGGATAGCAGCCATGAGTTTAACAGGTTTATGAATAAACTTAACGGTATAAAACATATTATACAGGGCAACCATGATTCTCAAAAAGCCTTACGTAGTCTGCCTGAGAATTGCATTTTACATGATGATATTGTACACTTATGGATAGAAGGAATGAAGGTAGAATTTGTTTTATCTCATTATCCTCTATATTCATGGCAAGGCATACAGAGAGGTGTTATAAATCTTCACGGACATATCCATTCGGGTCTCAATAGTCATATTGGTTTCGACACCGCATTTGTCTCTAATCATCATTATGATATAGGTGTGGATAATAATGATTACTATCCTATTGAATTGGATAAACTTATAGAGAAAATTAATATTCTGCGGTCTAAAAATCTACCTCAAAGTATAATTTATTCGTTTTAGGAAGAAAAATACAATTACCACCCAGTCTGGTATAAAGCAGCATAATCATCTTCAGTAAGTTCTATCATTGTTTCTTTTCTCGCTTTACCGTCGAGCACAAATATCATTCTATATATTATTGCATCCATATAGTCGGGTGAATAACCAAATCTATCTTTAAACTCATCTTTTGATTTAAAATAGAATTTTGTTCCCTTAGTTGTTCTCCTGAACTCGTCAGACTCTTCTATTAATATATCAATTATAGGCTTTGGAGTTTTGTTTTTCCCGTGTGGAAATAATCTATCCCTTTCAATAGCGCATGATATTTGCCCAGTCTCAAACATATACTGAGCCTTTCCCATTAACTGAGACCTTATATTATAATAGAGTTCCATAGTTACAGGATTGCCCGCCTCATCATACTCCTGCATTGGTCTCATATTAGCCGTTATCGGCCTTCCATCAGTATAACCCTTTAAGTAAAAACCTATTCCGGTTCCATCAAATGACATATTTTGAATTGGAACTTTGTAATTATTTAGAGTTGCCTTTATCCATAGTTCCAACTGTTTCGGGTCTCCCTCAAAGTTTTCTACTGCCACTATTGTCATTTCCTTCCATATAAACATTACACAATTATCACCACCACCCGCAACATCAAGAGAAGCATACATTGTATTGCCATCCATTATTGGATTACTCCAGATGTCACGAATCATCTGGCGCGAAACCATTGCCATACCTTCTGTCTCCGCGTTCCAATCCTCATCAAACAGCTTTCTTGTTTCCGTTCCTCCTAGGTTAAACACATTTGCTGCGTGTGCTCCTTTAGTTGCAGATAGCAGAACCATATTCTCGGACATTTTGCAAGGGCGAAATGTAACGCTTTTTACCAAATCTTCAGGCTTAATTCCTATAACTTTTAGGTCTTGAGGAACTACTATGTTAGCTTTTTCTACAACCTCTTCCTTTGTATCTCCCCAAACAATGTCCTTTACCGAATCTCCACCAATTTTTGCATACCTCACTACTCCTATTCTTTCGGGAATAACATGGCCATGCTCATCAATCCACCAATCTATTAATTTTCTAGTAAAGTGATGCGAGTTTGTATTAAATGTCATTATAAATTTAGGAGGTACGCCAGAACTATCCCTATTCCTGCTTAATAGGTAATTTATAATCCTCCAATCATGGTCTGTAGCTTCATCTACGAAAATTGCGGCATTTTGGAAATTCTTAAGCTTCTCTTGCGCATCGAATAGCCCTTTTTCTGTTTCTGCGGAAAAGTTTGCGTGCGTAAATGTAACTGATGTTCCCCATGCAGGCCAAGTAAAAGTAGGGTTATCACTTACCGTAAATTCAGACCTGCCAAAATCAAAAACCCTTTTTGCATCATCAATTATTGTACCTGAGCCACCTTTTGTTGCTATAAGCTGTTTTTTTACTATCAGACATCCATATCCCTTCTTATCAATACCATCAAGAGCCTTTAAAAGTAAGCCAAGCGTATTATGGGTTACTATAAAATCGTCAGTAACATATAAGTGCTCATCTCCATCTATATATATACATCTAACAGACTCTTTTCCATAATACCTATATCCAACTATTCGGTTGCATAAAGGTGAATGGCCACCATTAAAATCATAACTACATCTATCTTTTTTTCTTTTTAACCTAAATAAATCAGGATTTATTCTTGTAGTTATATATACGTTAAAACTTTGTTTACCGGCTATTTTTTCTTTGTGTTTTCCAGTATAATATGTTTGTTTTTCTTTAATAGTTGCTTTTCCTCCAAGAGAGCGAACTATAAATTGTACATCTAATGCAAGTTGATGGCTTGTAGAACAAAAAGAAACATGGCCTCTTGAATCTGCTGTCCCATCGGTGTCTAATAATCCTTGTAATATTGATAATCTGTTTTCAATAGACGACATCTTATATTCCTCCGGTATAAATTTAAACTCTGATTTTTTACCAATGAGGCCAACTCTACGAAGTTCTTTTCTTAATACGTCACATTTTGTTATATGGTAATTACAGCCACCTCTAGATCTTATGTTTACACCACTTGATTCTATGTAGTTGATAATCTCAGAATCCTGTGTGGAATACCCTATTGCCCCATCTTTCACAGAAAGCCCACCATCGCCTAGTAATAACCCAAAAATATATGGGTCAATAATTGGAACGAACCCATTATCGAACTGCATTTTATCACACAGAGGTATTAAAAGATTGTGTCCAGAGTGTTGTCCGTTTGATTTTTCGTCAAGATATTTTCGTATCTCCCTAAATTCTTTTATTCTCCAGTCTTTTTCCACTCTATTTTTGTCAGATGATTTCCTGTGCGGTTTGGATTGCTGCGATGAAACTCTAACTTTCCATAAATGGTCATCAGTACACCTAGTCTTTGCTCCATCAATCATCTCCACTTCGTAAGTATCCTTCTCTCCTAGGCCATAAACTCCTAAAACTTTTTTTGGCTTTCCATCACGACCAAGTATAATATCTCCAACACTAAGTTGCCCTATTGTTGTAGTTCCTGTTGGAGTAAATACTAAAGCATTGACAGACTGGCACTTACCCCCACCGGGCTGGCCTCCGAGCAATATTATATCAGCTTTAGATGTAAACATAAATTCTTGCAATCCGCCTTGAGGAATATAATCTATTCCATCCCTCATTTTAAATCCATCTATTACTACACTTCCCTTCTTATCAATAGTACCTACATTTCTCTCCACTCTTGGGTATTTCTCAGGCATTGGTGTCTCCTGATTCTTTAATCTTATCATGTTGAAAACTTTTATGCAAATATAGTAAAACATTTTTAATAGTTATAACAAATGTGTTATATTTGTCCAAAAGTAACAATAATGTTACAAAAATAATTAATCAATTTTGTATGAAATTCACTAAAGAAAATGCGCTTGAACAAATCAAGTTGCAACTGGGACAAACCCCCGACAAACAAGTAGCATCGGACAGGACGCTAAGCGAGACGATAGACAACCTATTGCCGATAGTAGCCAACGATGATATGGAACTAACCGATTTTGTAACAAAGGTAATGCCGTCAATGAAGTCGGTGAACCTTAATGTCAAGAATGATGTTTCCACACAGGTAAAGGAGTTCAAGACAAATTACAAACCTGACGTTCCTCCAGAACCTCCAGTACCACCAGTACCACTTGTACCTCCAACACTTCCGACAGATAAGCCGCTATCAAAGGATGACATTATAGACATCCTGAAGCCTTTTCAGGCGGAAATAGTAAGTCTCAAGAATCAAAAAGCTATTGAGAGCGTTCTCTCACAGGCTGCTTTGCAAAGAGACGCTTTAAAACCTGATGTAAAAAATCAGAAGGCATGGGTGGATGATGCATGGGAAAGGGCAACTGCCAACATTCAACCGGAAACTAAGCCTGAAGATATTATAACCTCATTTAAGACAACTTATGAGGGCTATATGACAAGGCTTGGTGCTAATGGGTACATACCGGCAGAAGGCTCTCAGGGTGGAGGAAAAAGCAGGGCACAGGAAGTTTTTACTAAACTGAAAGACGAAAACAGCGTTTTACCAGAAGGGGCAAAATCACCACAGGAAAGGTTAGGACTTGTTTCTAGTGAACCAAAACCATAATAAACTTAAAACACAACAACAATGTTCGATTATCAATCAGTATCAAACACACATTCGTATGGCGGTGCTAAGGTTGTATTTACCGGTACAAAGCAGGGGGTTAGTTCGGGGAAATATCCCGTAGATTTGACAACTCTTCCTGATGCAGTAAACGGTATGATACCTGCCGGCACACCTATATATATGAATGACGGGGCTAAAACCGCCGCCGTACACTACGCCTTTGAGGTTTACGAGGCAGTAACATATCTTACTGGCGCTACCAGTATGTCTATTAAGGTAAAGAAATTACATGAGGGCAGCCGTGCAATTGTAGGTCAGATTCTTGGTCTTGCCCCTTCTGTTATTACAGGAGAGGTAGCCATTCCGCTTACAATCACAGCCGTTACCAGAACCAATACTCTTTACGATACCATTACCGTTTCATGCACAGCAACAGAAGCCGGTGGAACTATTGCCTTGGGCGCAGTTCTTGTTGAGGTAGCAGAGAATGAGTCAGACAACAAATTCTATGTCAAGGTGCTCCCTAATGCCTTTACATTTTATGATGTAGTAAAACATCCTTCAGCTACCGAGTTGTGGGTGGATGGGCTTTTTGCTCAGGTAGATGGCGTTCTTCTTACAAGAAGGATTCCGCCACTCGCAGATTGCGTCAAGGCTTATATGCTTGGAGCATCAGGCAATGTATATGTACGTTTATCAGCATCACAGGAATAAGGAGGTGAATTATGACAAAAGAATTTAATAACTATTATAATTTGCTTACTGACCTGTCTGGCAGTAACGAAGATTTGCAGTTCGTCTTGAATGATGTTAACGCAAAATACAACAACTCCATCTGGAGGTCATTTACAACCGTTCTTCCTGCATCGTTGAGTAAGAAATTCACAACTATAGTGGAAGAGACAGGTATTATAGTAAAGGCAAGTGTAGTTGGTGCGGAGAGCAAGAAACCTTTGCGTTCTATTGAGGGTATCAGGGATTACAGTGACAGTCTGCACAAGATTGGTCATGGATTCCGCTTCACTCAGGGAGACATCACAGCTATTGAGGAGCTTAACCTTGCTAATACCGACATTGCTACTATGGTTGCAAGACGCTATTACAATAGGGTCAATACCCTTATTGGTGGTTTCCACGCTACATGGAATGGATGGATATTCAATGCTCTAGCTACTCAGACTATCCTTCTTTCCAATATAGGTGGCTCTACTACTACCATTGACTTGCATACCAAGGCAACCAATAAGGTTAAATGTAAAGGGGATAAAGGTTGGTTTGAGAGTGGTACTACCGCTAAGATAGCTGACGACCTTGTAAGGATGAACAAGCTTGCCGATGACCAGAACATGCCAGCTCAAAGAGCCTATGTGTGTTCTAAGACATTATATGATAAGATTATGGCTGATGCTGGTATCATAGCTGCCGTAAAAGCATATCTGCCGGTTCTTGACACCACAAATCTATATCTGTCTCCTTCAAGGGTAGCTTCTTATATCCCTATGGTATTCGATATTCCTCCTATCGTTCCTATTGATGAGAGGTCAAGATACGAGGTTGATGGAGTGCCTACACTTGCTTCTGCTGACTTTGATGTAAATAAGATATCGCTTATCCCTACAGCTTATCCGATATTCAACATGCATAATAGTCCATCAGACTACTCTAAGGACACCAACCCTGCTACCTACAAAGCTATTGCAGAAGGTGGTCTTATTGGTACTATCCAGTTATTTGAGAGCGACCCTATGGCTATGGTTACTAATGCAGAATCTTGGAGTTTCCCTACATTCAAGAATCCTGACAACATCATAAGCCTTGACAGCACACAACACTCAACAACCGGAGCATAAAAAAAAAATAACAGTAAAAATTAAAGACACGCTATTATGGCAGCATTAACTATAGAACAATATTTACAGGTTTTAGATAACTACATCTTTTCTGCAAATACGATACTAAGGGTTATTACAATGAATGGCATTAATGCCTGTAGCGTGGCTTTAGATGTGGAAGAACGGAAAAGAGATTTAGCAGAGGCGATGATGTGGGAGACCGCGGCTGGTCTTGTCAACGGAGGCGGTGGCTCAGTAAAATTTGGCATACAGTCGAAAACTAAGGACACCATTAATGCCTCTGAAGAAACAAGGGCATCATGGCTACGCAAGGCAGAATCTCTCAGGGCAAAATGGGGTGTTTCCGGCAACGAAGATACCGATTGTATATATGATGGAAGTGTTTGGCAATAAGAATTATGGCAGAGCAATTGTTTACAGATAATGTTATTACGTGTGCTGGTCAGAAGTTGATATATCATCTATTACTTGATGATTTCTATAACACCGACGAACTGATATTCAGCAGAGGAGACTCTTGTGTTATCAAAAGAGCTACGGGCACTATTGATGACGATGGCTTAGAGATTTTCTCCACCATCTATTCTGGTGTCTGCGTATTGCAAATTGGCAGTACGGGAGAAACTTCTCTGGATGGCATATCGTATAAATCTGGAAGCATCGTTGCGCTACCATATACAGACATCATATTTGCAGTCAATGACGTTGTTACCGTAACCACGCTTGAAGGCAGGATATTCACAGGTACTATCGAAAATTATCAGTCGATAAGTTGGGAAGGTATAGAAGGAACTACTATCTGGCTTAAAAAAGGAAGTGATGAATAATTACGAAAGTCATAACTTGAATGTAATCCGCAACGGTATTAAAAAGATAATACCTATGATAGAGAATAGTAATGTTAGGACTATTGCTACTGAGGTATCACACGCCGTTTTTGAGTGGATAGACGCTCATTCCCTGTACTATCAAGACCAGACATACAATCTACGAGATAGTATAGGCATTGGAGTATATAGGCAAGGTCAGTTGCAGCAATGGATTCAGCATCCACAGGCTAAGGCTACCGAAAAGAGACTCTTCACATACAAAGGTGAAAAAATCTATGTAGACGGAAGAGAGCTCTTACAGGAGGCTATAAGTCTTGGTGAAGAATCGGATTTTGCAGACTACTCTTTTGTTCTCTATGCCTCAGCCCCATATGGTATTCTTGTAGAGGAAGGAGGAGGCAAGAGAGGTACTGGGTGGTGGTCTGAAGGCCTTGTACCTTATGTGAGAGAGAGGTTTATCACAATCACTTCTAAATACAGCGCACGATGATATCACTAAATGCAAATCCGGCGGGCGCACTTAAGGATGTCCTGACAACAAAGGGTGTTACGACAAAAATATATATAAACGGTGAAACTCCTTCGTCTGGACTTCCTTCGGAGTTTATAGATATCAATCAAAATGGTTCTATGAGCTCGCTGGGTTCGCAATTGGGTACTGGTACTGCAAGATGCAACCTTTTGGTCAGTATCTATGTAAAGCTTCTCTCTACCGATACCGTCAATTATGTCAAGGAAAATGCAATACTTGGTGTATTCCAATCACTCTTTGAGAGTACTGTAGTAAAATCAGGTTTTTCATTTACCATAGACAAAGATAGGATGGTTTACTCCGGCAAGAGTATTATATCCGGTTATTCCACAAAGATTCTAAATATAAAAGTAAATTTCTAAAACAAATAAAAAATGGCAACTATAATCAACAAGGTGGATACTATCACCTCCTGCTTTACAGGTCAGGGGGATATTGTCCTTTTCGCAGCCATCACCGATGCTAACTATGCCACAGCAGACTTAGCTTCTCTTGTGACAGGGGTTACATTGGGTGATATCTACAACGGCTCTACATCTTGGACAGGCGATGATGCTACTCTTGAGTCAATCAAGAACGAGCAGGGAAATATCGTATGCTCAAGAGGTGTGGCTGGTACTTATGCCTTTGAGTTTACAAGTGTATCAATGTCCATTGATAGAGCTAAGCTCTTCCTTGGGGCTACTGATGTCACAAACCCCGCAACACTACCTACATGGATGGCTGCGTCCCCAGTTCCAGACATAGTGGGATTCGGAACAACCCTCCCTATTGTCACACGCCCTATTGCCCTGTTCAATCAGGACAAGACTAAGATGCTCGTGTTCCCTAAAGCAAAGATTGTATCTTCTGTAACCATGGATGGTACAAATGTGATGATAAAGAGTTCTGTTCAGGCAGACATAATTGATACCACAAATCTCAAAACCGTCATGCTAATTGATGCTGTTCCTGTTTACGCAACAGCATAAATAATAATTCTTGAAAGGGGTGGGTACTTCACCCACCCTTTTTATTACTAAAAACAATACATATGGCATCAACACAAGCAAACTGGCTTCTCGATAGGCTGGAAAATAATAAAGGGACAAAGATTATTGCAAGAGGTAAGACTTACAACATCAAACCGATGTGTAATGCCGTTGCGGAGAGGATGGACAGATACACAACAAAGGTATCAATGGGACAGGAAATGTCGGTTACTCTTTCTGATTCGCGCAGCGTTGTTCCTAAATGTCTTTCTCTCATGCTGCTTCATGGATGGGTTAAAGTTACATTGTTTCATTGGATATACTGGAGGTATATTCACAGGGCATATTCACAGCAAGAGATGACAGAGTTACTTGCAAAATGCTTTGAAATAAATTCGCTTGCTTTTTTTTTGACCAATATGGCATACCTACAGGCGAACAGTCAGATGATAGAGAAGATAACGAAGGTAAATTCTTCAACTATTATTCAAGAACTAAAGTCGGAAGAAGAAACGACACAATAATAGCACTTTATGGCAGTATAACGCCATTTACTTTATATAAATATTGGTGGGGAGATAGCATGGCAAAACAGACCATAATGCTAGCTGATAAAGCGGGGTTAAGGAGAAAACCTAAAGGTGCGCTCGATAAGAACAATAATCCTATTAAGCCACGCACGGAAAGAGAAAACAAAGAGACATTAGATATATTATTCGCAACCATAAGCAGGGTTTCAGAGACAGACGAACAGAAGGCGGATAGAATAAGAAATGAGATAAATAATAAGAAAAATGGCAGCAAAAGATAGTAATAGACTTGTATTTCCTATGGGATTATCCTTTGATATGAAGGAAACCAACAAGCTTATCAAGGAGCAGATGAAGTCGGTTCAGGGATTGATAGACAAGCAGAAGTTGACTGCCAAAATAAAATTTGATGTAGACAAGGCTGGTTTAAAAGAAACATTAAATCTGCTAAAACAAATACAAACCTTACAGAATGCTACAGGGGCTAAGGTTTCAACCCCTGCTGCTATGGTAAAGGCTAACGCTACTGCTAATGCCACTGCATTAAAGGCGGAGGCTCAGGCTGCAAGAATTAATGCAATCACTCAAGAGGATTTAGCAAAAAAGAAGATACAGACAGAGATTGCATCACAAAAGTTAACTAAGGCTACAACTGCTCAAACACACGCCTTAAGGACTCAAAAAGGCATCCTGAATGGTATGCCTCAGATGCTTAATTCCTATCTATCTGTTCTTGGAGCGGTGAGGTTGGCAAATAATATCAAGAATATCACAGGCGAGTTTGAATTACAAAGAGTTGCATTAGGTGCTATTATTCAGGACTCAGAACGTGCGGCAATATTGTTTGACCAGATAAAGACCAAGGCCGTTGAATCTCCTTTTATGGTTAAGGATCTGGTTACTTATACCAAACAACTGGCCGCTTTTAGGGTAGAAACCGAAGACCTATTCGACACGATGAATATGCTTGCGGACATCTCTGCCGGACTTGGTGTGGAAATGAATAGGCTTATTCTTGCTTACGGTCAGGTAAAGGCAGCCTCAGTATTACGCGGACAGGAATTGCGGCAATTTACAGAAGCTGGAATACCTTTAGTTCAGCTACTTGCGGACAAATTTACAAAGCTGAATGGCGAGGCAGTAACTACCGGACAGGTATTTAAACTTATTTCTGAACGGGCAGTACCTTTTGAGATGATTAAAGAAATATTCCAAGACATGACAAGGGAGGGTGGAACTTTCTTTAATATGCAGGAGATACAATCCAAGACACTTCAAGGAATGTATCGCAACTTGGCAGATGCATTTCAGATTATGTTTGATGAGATGGGTAGAGGCAATAGGGGTATTTTAATGTGGATTGCACAGACAGCAAGGGAATTGGCACAAAACTGGAGGCTTATACTCTCTATCATATCACCGTTGGTAATTGCAATAGGGACATATAATATTGCGCTTGCATTAAGTAATCATCACTCCATGCAAGCTACAAGAAATGCCACACTTCTTGCCAGAGCAAAGAACCTTGAAGCTGCTGGGAACTTGAGGGCTGCTGCCGCTACTACTGCTGCTGCTACTGCAAATAATATATTTTCAAAGAGTTTTTATTTATTGAAGGCGGCAATGTTGGCTAATCCTATTACCTTTTGGATTACCGCACTGACAACGGTTGCTTCGATAATTTACTCTATTATTTCCTATAGAAGTCAATCTAAAATCATGGTTGAGGAAATAGGAGACGCAATAAATAGAATTAAGGCAACTGCCGACCAATCTGTAGCATCCCTGGAATTGCTTATGGATAAGCTAAGGAAGGCTAATCAGGGGTCACAGGAATATGCGGATATTATCAATGAGATAAATAAGAGATATGGTGATTTTCTTCCAAAACAACTAAGCACTGCTCAATCTTATGACCAGATAGCGGAATCTGTGAGAGGCGTTACGGATGCTATCATGGAACAAGCAAAGGCTAAATCTTACTCTGCCGCGATTGAAAAGATAGAAGGTAATCTCTCAAAAACATTAGAGGATTCATATAGGAAGGCAGAGAAGGCTCTTTCGAAAGATATTAAGTTCACCAACCTTGGCCTAAGCACTTCTTCTTTTAAATTTACTAATGCTGAAGCATCTGCATTGATAGGAGATATGTTCTCAAAAATAAAGAACAGCCCCGAATTGTATAAGCAAGCTGAAGATGTGCGCGAATTTGTTGAGCAGACATTGTTTGATGCAATGAGGGCCAAGGGTGTTAAAGTAGGATATTCAAAAGCCATATTCGACCCTAAGGGCTTGGTTTCCAGTCTAACAAATATAGCTAATGCTTATTCCGAACTTGGAGACAGCATAGAATCCACAAATAACAGGATAAACGCCACATTCCAGACTACGGGCAATCCTTACACAAAGGTCGTAGAAGACCTGAAGAATAAATATGCCAACCTTGCCGAGATAATCAACAAGAAGTCATACGCAGACGACAAGGAGGGAGTAAGTGTTCAGCGTACAACCGCCCTTATGAATCTTCAGAAGATGCGTCTTATGGAGCTTCTTGGAGTTTACAGGCAGTTTGGACAATTCAACCTCGCCGATCAGACAGAAAAGGAATGGTCTATGCTTGCCAAGCAGGGTGCTGAATGGCAAGGGATTGTTGACAAAATGATACAGGATTCAAGAGGAAAGGGCGTTATAGGTATGTCAACCTTTAAATATGAGGAAGGGGATGATTTTTTCTCTTATGTTGAGGGCGTCAAGAAGAGTTATAAGGAGTTATCTGAAAAGCAAAAACTATATAGTCAAGAGGGGAGTAAGGTTTCTGCTTTTGAAAAGAAGAACGTAGAGCAACTAATCTCCACTACTAAGGACTTGGCAACCAGTCTTGGCTTCACATTAGAGACACAAAAGGAAATAAATGCTGCAGGAAAAAGCAGAATAGAACTTCTAAGTAATGAGGTTCAGTTGATTGAAGAGGCTTATGAGAAATACCTCAAACTTTCAAAACAGATAGGTAAACCGGCAGCGCAAGAGAATATTGCGAAACAATATGCGGGGAAAATCCCTGAAGGATTTGCCTTTACCCCAGAAGCAATGGATAAGGTGTATAGTGATGCTATTGCTTCATTTAGAACTATGGGTAAGGATGCTGCCGATGAAGCCTTTAAGATGGGCTTAAAGCAGATGGACACCCAGTTTGATAATCTATCTAACAACTTAAAGGACAAACTTGAAAGGCTTGGAGATGAGATTCAGCAGACACAAAAGGCCAATGAGTTTTTTGAAAAGATGCTCGGACTCACCAAAAATGAGGATTTAGCCGCAAAGATGACCGCAGCATTAGGGCTGAAGAGGGGAGATATCCGAAAGAGTTTGCAGGAGGCTGTTTCTTTGTCGCTTGGAGACTATGGCAAGGGTATTGTTATGGGAGATGTCTCTGGTGCACAGAACGCCATCAACGAAATGAAAAAGGCGGGCATGGAGGATTCTGCCAAGTTCGCACAACAGCAGCTAGATGCACTTGTGGCATATGAGCAAAAAATAATGGAGGAGATATATTCCGGCTTGGAGGATTTTCAGACAGCAGAGGAAAAGAAAAAGAAGATAATGAACGATACTGCGGCGTATATTGCAAAGATACAATCCAGCACCGTTATACCTTCCGCTCAAAAGCCCAAGATGGTACAGGCCGCCAAGAAGAGAGAGTCGACATCCATATCCGATATAGAATGGGAGGCGTTTAAAGCCAGCACTATGTACCAGCAAATGTTCGGAGATTTGGATAAAGTTTCAACCGAATCGCTTGAGGCCATAAAGGTAAAGCTCCTTGAATTGAGTAAAACCATTGGCTCTACTCTTGACCCTGCCAATATGAAGGAATTGGTGTCCAAGATAGAATCTGTACAGGAGAAAATCACAGAGCGTAATCCATTTAAGGTTTGGGCTGAGTCAGCAAAGGAGGTTCAAAACATCAAGACTACTATTACAGCATTAGAGCAGACAGTGGATGTTGGAAAATCTATAGGTATGAGCGAGCAGCAATTATCATTATACATACAACTTCTGTCTACTCTTAAAGGGAAATTAATAGCCGTAGAAACAGAGGAGCAAAAGGCATTCAAGGAAATGGCAGATGATATGTCTATGCTCATGGACGCTGCTTCGGGTGTCGTTTCTGGGGTGAAAGCCATTTTTGAAGAGTTTTGCGTTGGTGAAGATACTATTGCGGGTAAGGCACTTGCACTCATAGAAACTATAGGTACTTCTGTAATGAATGTTATTAGCGCCACAGCCAAGGTTGCTGCCGGGTCTATAAGCACCGTTGAAAAAGCGAGCGTTATCCTGACGATTATCTCTGCCGTATTAGCGATTGCCACTAAGATATATAGTATGTTCAGTACCGAGGCTAATCTTACCAAAACCATTGAAAAACTTGAACGTACCATATCGCATTTACAAGATATGTATGACAGGCTTAAGCTGGAAACACTATCAGACCCTGCACAATTAAAACGCCTTGAGCAAGAGTTGGATTTGAGAAGGCAAATGCTTGAGGTGACCAGTAAGCAGATGAAGGCTCAATTTTCCGGCTTGCAGAAAGAGACAAAAAAGGCAATACTAAGCGGTATTAATATCATCCCTACTTCAACCAAGGATTTTGCCAACTTCATAACCCTTGGCGTCTCTGGATGGATAAAAGCATTGCAAAATTATAATAAGATAAAGAAATACAACGAATACATAGCAGAATCCAACGAACGCCTCAAGTATCAGACCGAACTCTATAAGATCATTAATTCAGACACAAATGATATTGCCAAGACCGCTCAGGCAAGGATAGCCAATCTTACCGAGCAGAATCGTCTATTGCAAAAGCAGATAGATGCTGAAATAAAGCGCGGTGGTAAGATGGACATAGATAAGGTGATGAAGTTGCAAGAGCAGTTGGCAGCCAATGAGGTGGATATAATCTATGCCTATGTTGATACTC